GAAGTACCCTTCCAAGGAACCAAAGCGTCGCTTTGTGTAGTAAATACTAAAGCTGATGTAACGCCTGCATCTGTAACAGAGGCAGTAACTTGAGTACCAGCAGGAACAGTATCACTTCCATTGCTTCGGACTTGTCCAATAGAAGCACTTCCACCACCTAAAATAGCAGGAAGTTCTGAGTAGTAAATAGTTCCACCAGAAATGTAAGTTCCTCCAATTTGGGCAACTGCAGTACCTGTTTCAGAAGCTGCTGCTGTGTTATAAGAATTTGTTACTTTAAATTGCTTACAAAGAACCGCACCACCACTAGGGCTGGTATCAAGAGAACGACTTGTGGTAATCCTAAATTTATAAAGAGAAGCTGTTCCACCATTTACATAAGTATCAGTAAAATATGCATTTACTGTGAATGTAGTTGTAGTAGGAGTAGATACAATTCTAGCCTCCGGAATATTATAAACCGAAGTACTGCTTCCATCTTTTGTACTATTAACCCCAGTAATAGTAACATATTGCCCAGAAGTAAGGCCATGGACAGAAGAAGTTGTATATGTTACTGTTCCAGTAGAACCAGTACCAACTACGCCGTTAATAGTAGCGGTTGTAGTAGTTACGCTAGCTACATCTGCATCAGTAAAGTTAAACCCAGAATTTAATTCTCCTGTAGGATTTGAAACACTTGTAATGTTTACAACATTAACAATGTCATTAACTGCGTACAATTTGCTAGCAGTAAATTCAACATAAGTGTATGGCCCACCATTAGGCCCGTATGCTGCATTACTAATAACCGCAACATCATCCCTAACAGAGGCAATAGTTGCTCCAGTAAAGTTAAACCCTACTCCTGCTGCAGCACCATTAATTCCAGTAATGTTAATTTTTTGGCCAGCTACAAAGTTACTCCAAGCCGAGAAAGTTACCGTAGTTCCATTGGAATTAAGGGCAGTAATAGCTGCGTTGTTGTCAATAGATTCAACAGTAAATGTTGCTGGAACCCCAGTTTGTGCTGTAGTAGTAGAAGAAATAACCCATTTACCGTTGTAGTTATTACTTGACCCAGATACAACTATATTTTTAATAGTTACTTTTTGTCCAGATACAGGATTTAAAGAACCGGTAGAAGTCACTGTAAATTTAGTTCCGGAAGATGTAATTGCACTAATAGTACCTACCGGTTGATACCATAAAACGTTCTTACCAATATTATTATAACCAACATATTTAACAGTAAACTGGCCGTTATAAACGCTTGCGTCGTATGATACAGGGGTACCTGCTATTGTGGTATTAATTATAGTTGGAATACCAACAACATTAATTATATCTCCAATAACAAACGTGTTATCATTAGGAACAATAATTTTTGCTAAGTTAGTGTAGAGTGTACCGCTAATAGTTCCGTCTTCAATGATAGCGGCACCAATTCCTCCAGAATAACCATTACTATTAGAAAATTGCAAGTTAACAATTGAGCTTACGTAATTAGCCGGATTATATCCGTACATTTTAGCTAAGTTTAAAAGACTTTCACGCTGAGTTGCAGTCATAATGTATGACTCGTTAGCAATTCGGTCAATATAGTAGTTGACTAAGTCGCCCATGTAAGCAAATGACTCGATAAGAGCTAAACCAAAATCAGACGGGTCGTTTCCCTGCCAGTTATTATTAGTGCGCTCCTTTACTCTTTCAATTAGCTGAGTTCTTAGAGCGTAGTAGTCTCTTCCTGTATAGTCTACAGATAGTGGGGTTTTATTTGCTGGTGCGGTCATAGTATTTCCTCAAAAGGGGCGTTTGTATCTGAAACAGTAACAATACCTACTTCAGTTGTAACTTGCTCTTTATTAGGAAGCAAGTAAATTATAGTAATAGTTAAGGTATTTAAAACTTCGTTGAAGGTTGAATCAACTGTAGTGACTTCTAGTAAAGGGAACTGTTCGTGAAAAACTCTAAAAACTTCTTTTGTAACAATATCAGTGGTGGCACTTACAGTATCAAATAGGGCCTCTCCAATTTTTGTACCATAAGTTGGTCGCATAACTCTTTCAGTAAGTCTAGTACCAAGAGCAATACGCACCCTATCTGCCCAAATTTCAGGTTGGGTTGTAGCAATAACTAGATTTCCGCCTTTAAGAGATAGGGGAAGCTTTAAGGCTATTTCAGATGTACTTATTTGTGACATATTATGCTCCTACTGCCTTCCATTGTTGCGGAAGTTTTACAAATCCTTGACTTCCTTCTTTTATAATCATATCAGTAGATGATAGCTTTACGGTGTCCATGTTAAAGTATAGGCTTGAAATTCCACCATTTTGTAGAACATCTGAGCCAATTACCCCAACATTGGATGGGTCTCTGGTCCTAAAAGATGTTTCTACGGTCTCCCCTAAACCATCAGTAGCAATTTTTAACTCAATAACATAGTCTCCAATTTTATGAAACATATGTCTTGCTTCTTTAACCATCCAAAACCCATCAGTAAGGTTTCCCGTTCCTGATATAAAAGCCGTAGAAAAGGGCCTAATTCTCGGGTCTCCTTGACCGTGCACAGATGCAGGTAAATTAAACCTAGCAAGTTCAGCAGCACCTTTGGCCTCTACTGCTGCAGCAGCTGCTCCTGGAACAACCCTGTCAGTTCTATATTCAGAAAATAAAACGTCAGTGGTCTTATCTCGTAAATTTGTTCCTGTTACTGCCGGGCTTGCTTGAGAGAGATACTGAGCGTTGGTTATTGGGTCTACACCACCAACATTTTTAATAGTCCTGTAATTTACACTGTCTTCTATATTATCTCCGCTAATTACAGTAAACCTGTCTAAAGTTCTATCTAGCACTTGTGTATTAAAAGGAACAGTAGTATCTCCAATACTTAAAATAGCAGCATTGCTAAATCCTAAATCAATCAGCTTATCTAAGGGGCGAAATATAAAGTTCATTCCATCAACAATTATTCCATAACCAATTCTTTTAGCTTGTTCAACAATCCACTCCCAGTAAGTTAAACCAGCTATTGTTAGCTGTGAAAACTTTTGGCCGCTGTTAACTCCAAGATAATTAAACCCATATTCCGTTACAATTTTTTCAACTGCTTCAGGAATAGAAGAGTCTACAAATATTCTTGCAACTCTAGCTTTTAAGGGAAAAGAACTTCCAACACAAACAACCGTCATCGAGTTTACTTTTTGAGGTGAGTTTCCTTTAGAAACAGTTGACACGTATCCTATCCAGCTTTTAGATAAAGTGTCTTGGTTCCAACCAAATTGAACAGGAAGACCAGTGTGTAAAGACTCAAACCAAAGCGTGCTCTCTGTTGGGTATTCTAAAACCATAACGTCATGTGCATACTCTTTTTGGTATAAGTCAATTCTTCTTGGTTGCACTGTTAGGGAGGGCAAAGTAGGGAAGAAAACAGATGTGTTTGTACCTTTTCTATATTTACCAACAAAAATATCAGACACTTGGAATCCTTATTGTTCCACCAATAGGAATAGAAAACGGGTCAATAATTTCAGGATTAGCATCCATAATTTTCCACCAAAATACTGGGCTACCTAGAAGGTGCTCAGATACAAGGTCAATTCTATCTCCAAGTCTCCATGTATAGTAATAGAATGTAAATTTGGCTTTAGGAAAATTACGATAAACTCCTAAACGATAAGTTTGAGTTCTTGCATCCTGTGCTTTTATTACGGTTCCAGTAGCGTATCGGCTATCAGTATAAATCATTGTTATCTCCTTCCAGTTTTATCAGTTTAAGTGTCTTACGCATTAGGTTGACCACCAGCTGCCGGGTAATCAGGAAGACGAGCAAAGGCGATATCAACTGTACTAAACAGAGGCACCATACGCTCATTAAAAATCATGTGGTTAATATTTAAACTATTTACAACTCCAAGATAACGAAGAGATTTACCTAAATGAAGTTCTACTGGGATAGCTGGCAACCAACCCATATCAGCAGTGTTTTCTCCACGAAGATAGCTGCTCATAGTTGTGCCCATAAGAACCCTCAATAAATATTCAAGGTCATACATAGTACCTTTGTTATAAATAGCTTTTTCTTCTGCGGGGCTTGCCGGTGCTTTTGCATACCTATCAGGATTTTGTAAGTTACCGTATTCATTATAATATTGCATATCAAAAATACGATTGATAATTATTTGGAAGGATACAGAGCCCTGTGAACCTGAAACTCCAGCCAGGTTAAACATCTCAGTTCCAGAAGTAATCATAGTTACGTCTACGTTAGGAGATGTAAAATAGCTCATAGCTACAGTTCCAGGATTGTATTGGAATTGGAATCCGTAGTTGTGCTTATCAAAGTAATTTGATGACTGAGCTTTATTTGAACCCGAGTTCCAGGCTTTTAAGACTTGCTCAGAAGTAACAATCATCCCCTTGCTTCCAAGAACAGACGTCCACAAATCACTAGCAGAACGAA